AGAACCAGTTGCGCCCTGAGAACCTGTGGCTCCTTGGGCTCCCTGAGTTCCTTGCGGACCAGACGAATACGCCAATGCCGTCCATGTAGACGTGCCGTTACCAACCTTGAACTTGCCCGTGTCGGTTTCCAAACCCATTTCGCCCACAGCAAGAATTGGGTTGACGCTTGTCCAGTTAAAAGCAGTACCACGTCGAAGTTGAATCTGAGTTGCCATTACACTCCACCAGCATCCAAAGGAAGAATCCCACCATAAACAGAACTAGGGTCGCCACCATCAATATTATAGGTTCCACCCATTGGGCCTTGAGGTCCATTGGCCCCAGCAGGGCCTTGAGGACCCGACAACCCAATAGGACCTTGAGGGCCAGCCATAGTGGACATAACCTGCGTTACAGAAACGACAACGGACGGGGCAGCAGGATGCGTCGGGGACACACCCGTGGTCTGGGAATCCAACGACAAGGACGTGGAAGAACCATGCCAATAAATCTCAACGTAATCCCCATCGTTCACAGCCTCGCCTGTGAACGTGATGGAAACAGGTTTCCATGAAGGTTCAGTCGCACTTTTTCGTGCAGGAACAGAAGAAAAAACAGCCGAATTAGCGTAATCAGTTCCGTTTAAACGCAACCAAAACGAACAATCATGTTGAGCATTATCAGTATTCTTCACCTGAAACAACGCTGTCATCGTATATACACCAGCATGATCCAGAACAACACGATTCCCAGAAACAAGAGAAACACCGTTGTAACCGTAAGAAGAACCAATTGAAACGATCTGCGAAGCAGTAGCAGAAACTAGGGCTTGATCGGTTGAATCATAAAATGATCCATAGTATCCTGGTTCTCCAACACCTGAGGCTGACCAATCATGTAGCGACGCAAAAAATGACTCTCAGAGTATTCGAGTTGAACGGTTCAACCCCTGGTACGGGGTTCTGCCAATCCATGTTTACCAGCCAACCGCAATCCAATTCACCCGAACTGGACTGCTGTTGTATGTCAATACCTGACTGGGACTAATGGCAATATGAAATACTTGAACAGTAACCTGAGATGGAATCGTGGCTCGTACTCCCATCGTCAACGCATTCGTGTTCAAGGTGTCTCCATTGCACACAATCACCGTTGCAACATTGCTGAGGCCGCTAATCGGAACATTGATGCAACCAAACTCATTTGTTGTTCCCGAATAGGAACCGCAAGAAATCTTCATCTGCGTTGGTGACGAAGGACTCCCACTTAGTCCACTATTGCCGTAAACAAACTGGGGACGAATGGCGTCAGCAGTTGAAAGCGTCGTGACCTGATCATCCACATACTTTTTCCTAGTGAACTGATTATCGCTAGTAGGATCAGTAGCAGGCCCAGAAGGAATAACCGTAAACGCTTTAGAAGCGTCACGGACAATAACCTCAGAATTTGTGTAGTTGACCAGATCATCAAAGTTTTGATTGGCCTGATCGGACTCAATGGGAGTCCCAGGAACAAACGTGTAAGTCTTAGAAACAGCAGTCATCGAACCCTCCTGGGAACAAACTTAAAAATCAAACCATCAACACCCCAGAACACAGGGGCTTGAGGAACATTGGGATCAGCAACAGACAAAACTTCCCCACCAACTCGCAAAGAAACGGCACGCGCAACACCAAGATTGCTGCCACGATCAACATAACCGTAATTGCCAGTTCTAGCCCACAAAGACTCATCCCACTCCGATGCAGGATCATCCCAAACATCTTGACCAGCGGAACTTGAACTTGCTTCTGGCGTGAAAAGAAAGTTCTTAACAGTTACAGAAGGATCATAATTGGCGTATGAAGCAACAGGAAGATTATAAGCCTGATCGACCTGCAAAATTGCTTCAGTACGTCGCCAGCGTTTCTTAACCGCTGGCTCACCAAGATCAATCCAGCGAGTCCTGTAGTACGCATTGATTGGGACTGCTTCCCCGTCAATCAAATCATAATACAAATCATGGTTATCTAATGAAAAGACAGTATTAGTGCCATGAATATAAGCAAGGTACTCTTCCCTGCGGTGACCCCTAGCATATGGACCCGCCTGCAACGAATACTTTGTCCAAGAACCACCCTGCTTCAAACGAGGATCAAGAACAAACGTCACACCTCTAGGGACCCCAGGAAAAGTATCCCACGGAACACTCAACCACAAACGGTTCTCAACCCAACCGACCTCAACGTCACCCATAAACGCAGAAGGAATAGAACCATCACGCATAGCAGGCCAAATTTGTTCAAACACCCAAGAAACACTTGAACCACTATAGACATTCAACCCAGTTTGATGGTCGAAAAAGAACAATCCAGCGGGAGTAGCAATAGCAGCCTGGTGAGATACTGCCCCAACCGTGTTAGAAATATTTACAACGCTAAATGATTCAGCAGAATATCCATAAACAGCATAAACAGAATCGCGTTTGAAAACAATCAGTTGATCGCCAAACGGAACAATTGCCGTAATAGTATCAGCATCCTTACCATCATCAATATCAATGTAATCGTCAGAACGCCAATTCTCACCCGAATTATCAAACGTATTAGCCCACGACCATCTAATACGATTTGGATAATGGGTTCCAGACTCCCAAGTACCAGCAACCCACAAATAACCGCTGTGAACAGCCATATGGTCGGCTCGTGGAACATTTCCAGAAGTAGGTGTAGTCGTGTCATTGAAACTAGTGGTCAAAGTAGAAGACGTTGAACCATCCCACTTAGCAACATTAGCATTGCCCCTAACCCAATAACTAACATTATTGAACGTGACCGCACAAACATCTTGTGTTGCAGAACCAAGACCAGAACCGATAACGGTCCAAGAACCACCCGTACTGTAATAAATTCCAGTACCAACCTGAGCCAACGTGAACATTGTTCCGTAAGCGTCATAGGACCAGATAGTGTCTGGCACGCCAGGCAATTCATCAGTAAAAGGTGCAATTCCACGACGAACCTGAAAACCACCTCTACGATCCATGTCCACATTCAATAGATCAGGAGATTCGTTTTCAGCAAGCCTGAAAGTGTCCGAAACAAGATTCAGACCACCCGTGAAATCACGCAAAGTATAAAGTTGAGTTCGCTTCGGGCTAGTACGCATCAATCAAACGGATAGTTCAAACGGTTGAACTGACGAACCCGAGGGCCACCGCCAAGAACAACAGGATACGGACCAGGCATATCGCCATACTGTTTCTTCAACAAGTCCATCTCGCCATTAAAGGCATTAACGAACTGTCCAGCCATCTCAGGATCTTCCTGCTGCATATAAGCCATAGCAAGCAGATACAACCGAATAGCATCATGGAAATCATCTGGGAAATCAGGTGTAGCACCAGCACCACCAGCGACCCAATCCTCAATCTTTCGGTAACCACGAAGATACAAAGTTGTGGTCGAATCCGCAGGAGTAGGGTACAACCTAAGGTTTGGACCCCAAACATTAAAGAACTGAATCAAACCACCATAGGTTTGATATGGAAGATACGCTGCCTCAGCCTCATCACGACCCAAATACTGAAGACGAGCATTGTTCCGAACAATACTAGTAATCTCGTCAACATCAGGAGACAAAGCCGACAGCGGGTAATCTGCCTGACCAGAAACAGTCGTAATCGTCCAAGACTCTTCAAAGAACGGCCAACGCTTACGAGTTCTAGCGATCTTGATAGAAGCATCCCTAGCCCAAACATCAAGCAAATCATTGGGAAGTTCGGATTCATCCAAATCCAAATGCTGACGGACATAGCGTCGCAATTGATCCAAAGTGTATGCCATTACAGTTCACCCCGAGAACGCAAATGACCTGCACACCAACTAGTCCCATTAGCGGGACGAGCCCGACAAGGTTCACCCAACTTTGTCATACCAGAACAACCAATATGTTCATCCACAATCGTCTTTGTGGGCAAAGAAGCACCAGAACCAGGAGAAGGAACCGCAACATTCTGATGACGAACACGAGTAGAACTAGTGTCTCCGCCCATCACAGGAACTGCATTAGATCCATAACTGATTGCAACTTGTCTCAAAAATGCTCCTTAGAAACGAAATGGGGCGGGGGCATAGACCCCCGCCCCATTTCACCAATGCGTACTACTAATCAAGCAGTACGGTCGGTCAGCACGCCCTGACGGGAACGGTTACTGACCGTGAGTTCGCCGTAGCA